GTCGTGTAGTACCACCTTTGTCGGTTGTTTCTACATTGATTTGTATTGTATGTCCTGCCATAGACTCTCCCAGGCTATTGAATAACAATTAAATAATTGTTTGGTAACATTATATCATTATAGGGCTTGTTTGTCAAACCAAAAAATTTTTACCAATAAAAAACCCGCTAGGTTTTACGTAGCGGGTTTTTCTGTTGGTTTAGAGTTTCTCATCTCATCGATTCTAATAGAATCGATGCTGTGAATTAATTCAAGGTAAAACTTTTTGTCTTTACGGTCTATTTCGTAAACTTCAAAAAGTTCAAAGATTCCATTTAAGTTTTTGCCTAAATAGTTTCCATTTATGTATTCCCATTCATCTCTTAACATTCTATAAATGCTGAGAGCAAGCTGAACTTCTATAGGAAAATCATCAAACTCTACTGGAATTTCACTTTCAACGGGTTCTGCACCAAGTTGGTCGCACATATCGAAATATTGCTCCTTGGTCATGGCCACAGTCCCATTTTGCATATAGCTAATTAACTGCTGTTTTACTTCAGTTAATTGCTCGTCGCAAAGTTTCCCAGGTCATTTACTCGCTCGCTTACAAAACTATCAAAGTCTGTAGAGTTCTTAATAAGCATCAATGCGTTTTCTTTTGAATAGCCCAGTTCGTCTTCTGGATCAAACTTGCTGACGTCTACAGGCGCTAACAAATCAACATACTTGAACTTTAAGCCAGACCAGCCACGAATAGCAGCGTCAACATACAGTTCCAAAAACAAGTCTTCGTTAAAATCTTCTTGAGTCTGTCGACCTTTGAATGTAGTTTTTGTGGACTTTTTACGTAAGTTAATTAAATTATCACGACTAATGTAATTGATTTGCAGCTTAAACCCAGAGAATCCTGGATAATCTACTTCAATTGTTTTGCTTGGGACTAGTAATGATTTCAGGCTAATTTCTTGTGCCATGAGTTTCCTTGATATTATTTTTCTAGAGTCTAAAAATAGGTGCTGGAGATCAACCCAGCACCTGCTGTTAAAGTTACAGCTTAAGCTGTTGCGTAGTACTTAACAGTAACTTCGTTGGCTTGGTCGATATCAAACGCTGTGCTTGTATAACCTTGTCCAGTGAAAGTCAATGTAGTACTAATAACTTGTTCTGTATTAACTGTTGGGATTTGCAACATAGCTGCAGGAATTCCAACGTCAACGTGTGTACCACTTGTGCCACCCATTTGAATGTTGATAGCATAGCTTGGGTTAATTTCGGTAGCGGCATTTGCCAACAGACCTTGCAACAAACCACCAGTATTTGCAGAACCACTACGCAAGTAAGCAGTCAAAGTACCCGTAATACTACGTGTGCCTGTGAAATATGTGATTGGCAAGTTAACAACACCTAAGTTAGCAGGTGTTAAGTATGTTAAGTTGTTGCTCATAGTAATCGAGCCACCAGTAATTGGCACGCTATAGTCGCTGCCAGCAAAGTCATTGATAGCATCATTAACTTGCAACACAGTAAGCTTATTAGTAATAAACTTAGCGGCTGTGTTTTTAGCGTTTGCTTCTTCAGCACCAACTGCACCAACATCAGCACCAGTAAAAGTTACTTTACCAGAAGCAGGAGCACTAGCAGCGATGGCGACTTGACGAATCAAGCTACCTTTTCCAGCCCACTGAATAGCGGCAATAGCATCGATACCGAAATCAATAGTAGCGGTATCCAAAGCGCAATTATCGAGTGCATAAGCTAAATCGTCGAACACAACAATAAGGCCAAAGGCTTGTAATTGGTGCTTGTTAGAATTAGCTACAGTAAAGGTACCAGGAGTAGGGCTTGTACCATCTACCCAGGCAGCATTGGCTGTACCAAGTGCAATAGCTCCACCAAAAGCATTCCACAATACTTTTTCTTCGCAAGTAATTGTTGTGGAATCTAAGTTAGGGCGTAAGTATGTGGAGAATGTAAAGTCCAAAGGCTCAAGAGCAGTGTTAAAGCTACGCTGACCACGGGCAGGTGCTGCACCAGCTTCGTTTAGTGTAACAGTATCAACTGTAGTGTTCTGACTAAAAGTCATGCCTTCGAGAACTTGGATTTCCCATGTATTAGTAGTCGCAAACGGTTGTGCTTCATCTTTATAAGCACCAGCACGGATTCGACCTTGACTATCGACGTTTGTAGTAAAGAAGACTCTACTATTACGAATTAAATTAACTGCCATAGTTATTCCTTTTTTTAAGTTTTAACGTAAGGCACACCTACGAGACATTTATCTGTTTTGGTGCCATATAACGTTATGATAGTGCGTACCGCACCTGTATATTTATTTCACCAACACCATATGGCACTAATAGCCCTTCGTCGGTCATAATACTCTGAACTAAGATTTCAGTCGTTTCCAGATTATTATCTTGGTCATAAACTAAAACACGATTTGCATCGATGCAAGTTTCTAAGTCATGAAGTAGTTCTTCTAGTCTAGATTGTGGATCGTCTTGATCCCTAACGTAAGCTTTAATACTAATGTTAATATAACCCCAGGTAAAATCACCTGGATGATACTCTCGCATTTCAGTACCTGGGCTCATGTACACAGCTGGAAAGTCCTGTATTTCATCCCAGAACTTTAGCTTTGCGTAACTATTGTCATATAAATTTGTTGTATATGGTCCAGTTCCGTCTATAGTCTTTAATTTTTCTGCTAGTGCTTTTACAATACTAATTCGTCTGCTCATACTAGTACCGCCCTTAATCTATTGTTAACTACTTCAGCGGCAATTTGTCTGATCGATCTGGAAATGAGTAACTTAGGATCTCTAGATCTTGGATACTCTTGTTTGCCTCCAGTACTAAATGTTGCGTACGGGTTTTTCATATAATCGTAAAATGCAGTTATCATGCCTTCTCTGCTTATAGATAAACGCTTTACTTCCGCAGTGCTGGCAAATCTGCCAGTTCTGTAGTTTAATAAACCTCTACTAGAGCCGTCTCCCATATTACCACTTATAACATCCTGCAACTGAGAATTTAATAAGTTTTGAAGGCTTATTAAGTTTACAGAGTTTTCGGCAGTTTGTTTTGGTAGATTAGTTTTACCTGTAATCTTTTGCTTGGCAGGTAAATTTTGTTTTTTACCAACTTGCTTCTTAGGTGTAGCACCTTTTTTAGCCGTATGTCGCTTAAGATTTGGTTTGCCAGTTTTTAAAATACTAACAATTGCTTGCTCAATGTCTTCTAACATAGTATTAGAAGACATCATGTCTTTCATATAATTAGCTACTAAAGGTTTACTAGCTAACATAGCTATTTTTCTTTGTAGCTCTTGGAATATCTTTGCTTCTTCGTTTGAGAACGTTTGGTTCACATCGAATGTGTGTAACGTGACAACTACGAATAGCTTTCCAAACGTTTTTTCGATTCCTTGTAGCGCTTCAGGAGTAGTGTTTTTAAACATGTACTCTGCGTCTGCCTGAACTTCGTAAACTTTATCTAGTGCTTCTTTTGCGTACTGGGTTACAAGAGTATTACCATTCAACTCTCCGTAATCCATTAAACCAAATAGCTTTTCTGTAAGAGGGCTCGTCAAATATTCCTGTCCAGTACCTGCACTAGCAATATGCCCTAATTCTACGTTAGATACATATTCTGTTTCAAAGTCTCCAGTAGGTTTTCCAGCTCTGTTTTTTATTGCTTTTTGACTTTTAATACGCTGACCAAAAATAGTGTCTTTTAGCCTTGGATCATTTGTTACGTTATCACTAATAAATGAACGAATGGCTTTAAAAGATTTTGCCATTAGCAATCTTTGAGTATCTCCACCATCTACATAAACTAAGTAGCCTTGTGAGCCTGTAAAATAGTTTCGTGGAATCTCTTCAATAGAAGCATATCTACGAGCTGCTTTTTCACCAACTATTTTAATAACCGTGTTGTAAATTTCTCGGAATACTTCTTCACTGTACTGCTCTTTGTTATTAATTCGTAAAGCACGATAGCTTATATCTAATACGTGTGGTCGTTTATTTAACGTCTCACGGAGATCTTCTGACAAGGCCTGTCGTACAGCAGGGTCAAAATCATCAATTAGATCTTTAAGACTTACTTTACGATTAGCCATTAGCTGAAGTCCGCCATATACTGATCTAGCACACGCTTGATCGCTGCAGGGAAGTTGTTTGAAGCAACGTAGGTAATCTGTGTTGTATTCGGATTTAAATCACGAGTGCTGTGTACAGCACCGTTGTTTCTTGAATAATATTCTATTAAATCTAATACTGCTAACTTCAAGTCTGAAGGCACTACTTCGTAGCCTGCAAAGTAAACTACTTTATATCCGTTTAATACTTCAGCAAAGCCGTTTGGATTTGTGCTTAATACAAAATCATCGCGCTGAATCCAATCTGTGAATTTTGCTAATGTGCGATAGGTCTTGCCAAAATCTTCGCTGTATCCTACCGAAGTTACGTTAACTACTGGTGATTCTTTTAAAATCAGCTTGTTGAAACCACCGTCAAAATATTCTGTTTTTGCCTCATCGTAAAAATCAATGAAAGTACGACGGCAATATGTTTTTACTAAATCGCTAACCTTGGGTATTAAGAAATCAATTTCTGTGTCAGAGTTTGCACTTGTAATTCCCATGTAAGCTTTGTATTCTGCTTTTGTTACTAAATTTGTTGCCATAAATACCTCGCTTGTTTTATAAAGGCACATAATACCTTTATAAAACAAGACCCCCGAGAGGGTCTTGTTAACTTACTTAGCTATTAAGAAGCCTGATAAGTGTGCTTTGTAACAGCGTTACCCAAGTTAGTGGTAACACGTGTCATACCGGTACGGAGGCTAGCCACC